TTCTGGGTCGTCCCTTACAACTTCCGAATTAGGATCTTTCTGATTAGGATCATTACATGGGTGATTTTCACCCTTAGGCTCAAGGGTGATTTTCACCCATGGGTGATTTTCACCCTTAGGCTTTTCATCTTTTGTTTTCTTGCCTAAGCTCCATTGTAGAATCCAGCTGTCTCTACAAGCCTTACCGTTTTCTTTATTGTAAAGCTCATCAAACCTCTTTCCCATTTTTTCTTGATTTTGATATAAAACATAAGACGATCGCTTCTGACCGCCAATTCCAGTAAAGGAAACGATTGAAAGAAGAGGAACTCCCATTTCTACTGTTGGAAGTTTTAGCTCTCGTATTATCTTCTTTAGCTTTTGATCGCCCCACCCCAGTTCTTCCATTATCGTATCTTGTATTTTTGTAAACGTGTCAAGCTCTGAAATATAAGCTAGGAACATAAAATGATCGGAGTTTAAGCGTATTGCGTTGCCGTCTTTAGGCATAAACGATAGATATCTTAGTATCTTTGGAATCTGAACGTATGGTGATTTTGCATGTACTGTAAAAGTGTCTTCTTGATCTGTCATATTATCTCCGTGGCGGTAAATGTTTAATTTATAAATATTTAAGCTTGAGAAGAATACGAACTTTGTGTAGTATTAATGCCTTATTATAACGAATAATAACTTTTTTGGTATTAACGTGAAATTGATACCATGAAAATTCAGGCTATGTTACACTTTTGATAGTTCGTGTTCTTCTTCAACTAAAGACACTCTACTATTGAAAGGCTTTATTTAAAAGAGAAAAAGCGCTATAACGCTTCTTTTAAAATAGCTGACTATTAAACCCTTGTCACTACGGTGCCAGGGGTTTTTTGTTTCCCGCGAAAGCAGTAACTTTTACGTCAAAACGATGACACAAAAAAACCCCGCTATCCGAAGAAAGCGAGGTAAACAAAACAGGGCTGGGCTGAACGAGACCTCACTTTACAGAGCAGTAGGTTCACTGTCAACTTTTTTCCTCATCTCGGCAAGATATCTACCCTCTAATTCGGCAAACTGGGCGGCTCTGTTGGCTTTCATCTTCCTCTCTTGCATAATGTGTAAGTCTAACGACTCTTTTAGCGTAGCGAGCCTTAAAGACGTTAAATTTATGTCAGCTCTTAGACAGTCAATAACGGCATCCAAAGCCTTGAAAACAGCTTCGTCGTTTTTTTGCATCTTCAAAAAAAGAAATATAAGCACGCAATGGCATACGGGTATAGTTAGAATTAAAGCTATAATCATTTTCCTTTCCTCTCGTTAAGATAAATTGTAATCAGTAGCACTGCCAAAACAGTGCATATCATCGCGTATTGAAAATTTTGTAGTCCCTGCATCGCAACTCCTTAATCTTCGAAATCTTCTGGAAAGACAAGCTCGTATTTTGAGATCTCACCGTTAGAGAGCTCGTGTAGCTGTCTCGCTATCGTGACCGATGGTTTGCGTCTTCGTGTGCATAATGAACACATGTGAGTGTAAGATATTCCTAGTGTTTTAGCGACGTGTACCTGAGTGATACCGTTCTGTTTTAAATATTCTTGTATTTGCACAACATCCCCTTTGGTTTTTGTTATAGTATAAGTTACACAATATATAGTGTCAATGCTTATATTAACCAGAAAAGTGCGTGTATGTGAAACAAAGTGTTGCATCAAAGTATCCACCTGTGTTATATTTACATCATAAACAAAACGCAAGGAGGACATAACATGCTGATAACATTTTACGATTTTGTAGAAGAATGGGAAGAAAACTGTGACACCTGTGTCCATTGCGGAGACAGCATGCCAATAAGCGACGGCGGAAGCCTCCACGGTGAAGATGGTTATACATGCTTCATAAGGGGATACTCAGACGAGGTAATCGACGCATACTTAGAGGAGTGTATTTAATGACAGATCACATACTAACAATGGCGATAGACGCTCACTACGAGCCGACTCTACTTGAATGCTTTCACTGCAAAGAAATGTTCTACGACGAAATAGTCTACGAGTCAAAACATAATGAGGAGTTCGTCTTTTGCAGCGAAGAATGCAAAGATGAGTTCGATACTAACAGAGAACAAGAGGAAGTAGCATAATGTCACTGATACCGCATAAGAAGATCGTAGATATATACGCTAGAATGGGTTATGAAGAGGCTTCTGTATATCCTTCTGATGAGATAACAATAATGAGGTCAAAGCACGATGGAGAGTTCATGACGATAACGGGGTCTTCATGGAAAAAGGGTTATCACGACAAATTCGAAGAAGAAAAAACAGAGATAAACAAACAAAACGAGGAAGGCAAAATGAATGAAAATATCAAAACTACGGCAGAAGAAGAAAGTAAAGACGTTAACACTGAAAACAAGGGAGGCTTCACCATCACGCATGGCGGCGTTACGTCTACGGATGGAATTGGAAAGCTCTCTTTAGCTTTAGCAAAAGCGCAGGGATCTTTCGATCCTGTTACAAAGGATAAAGTTAACCCACATTTTAAAAGCTCCTTTGCATCTATAGACTCAATATTAAAATCGACAAGAGTTCATCTATCTAATAATGAGCTTATCTTAATGCAATTCCTATCCGGAGATCAGAATACAGTAATAATAATAAGCCGAATAATGCATTCTTCGGGGCAGTGGATACAATCAGAAGTTTCGTGCAAAACTGAACGTAATACAGCGCAGGGGCTCGGAAGCGTAACAAGTTATATGAGAAGATATGCTATGGCAGCTCTTCTTAATATATCAGCCGACGAAGACGAAGACGGCAACGCAGCATCTTTTATAGATAAAAACCAGATTTCATCAATAGAAAGAATGCTCGAAAACTATCCCGAAGTTAGACGTAAAATGATTGCTGAATATAAAGAATTCAAGCTTATGCCTGCCGATTTATATCTTGAGAACATTGAAAAGATAAATAAAAATATAAAATATATTGATGACAAGAGACTGGCTGACAAGCAAAAAGGATAACCCTCAAACAAGCGAACGATATGCAAATTCGAAACGTGGTATGCGAAAACTGTCGGAAAGTTTTCGATAGAGACGTAAATCGACACAAAAGAGCGGAACATCACTACTGCTGCATGAAGTGTGGACACGAACACGCTCTGAAGCTTAATCTCGAAGAGGCTGTCGGAAAAAGGTTTGGGAATCTCGTTGTGTTGCGATACTGCGGCAAAGATGTCCACGGTCGCAATATGTGCCTTACTCGATGCGATTGCGGTGCTGAAACGGTGAAGGCTTTAAGTCTCGTAAGGTCTGGTAAATCAACACGATGCGATAGGTATTGCGTGGCAGATAAAAAAGTAAAGGAGAAGGCTAAAAAAGAACTTGAAGACTCAATAAAAGAAAAACGCATAACCAAATCGGTTAAGACTTTTATTCGAGAAATGAGCGATGGTTCAGAAGAATACATCAATCTTATAGCTAAGATGTATCGCCTCGAGAAAGAAGAAGTAGAGGAAATATTAAAAGGAGAGGAATTACAAAATGACAACTAGATACAAAGGAGTATATGTAACTTTCGACAGAGACATCAGAGACGATGACATCGAGCCGACACTTACTGCGATAAAAATGATTAAGGGCGTCTGTGATGTTACAACCAAAGAAGTCAATTTCGATGACTACTCAGCGAGAGCGGTAGTCAAAAGCGAGCTTGAGTTAAAAGCATACAAGGCGCTGCAAAAAGTGTTTAAAGGGGAATAACGACCATGAAAACATTTAATCTTACCCAGAAATCAGAAGAGTGGAAAAGCTTTAGACTTAAGCATTTGGGTGCGTCGGAGTGCGCGTCAATATTAGGCGTTTCTCAATACGAGGGAAATACCCCTTTAGATGTTTGGGAGAAGAAGACGGGAAGAAGTTTTGATACTTTCAACGGTAATAAATTTACTGAATACGGTGAGAAACTCGAGCCTTTAATTATGGAAGAGTATTCACGCTTTAAAAATATGGTCTTTGAAAACCCCACATGTGAGAGCGAAACGCATCCATTTATATCTGCTTCTTTCGATGCACATAATTTTGAACATAATATGATAGCAGAATATAAAGCGAGCATGTACCCCAAACTCTCAAACTGCTTACGACTAAACAGCGTCGAGGCTGTGAAGGAGATATATCCTTCTTACTATTGGCAAGTAACGCAACAATTATTTGTGAGCGGTGCCTCTTCCTGCGACTTGGTAACACTAAGTAAAGAAGGCGAGCTGTTAATCGTTAATATCCCCCGCAATGAGAAGGATATCGCATTCATGTTGAAGGGTCTTATTGAATTTTGGGAAGAGAATATCTTAAAGGATAACGCGCCGCCACCTAAAATTCCTAATCTTACTGATACCGAAGTCGTGTCAAAATCCAAAAGATTAGAGGAAGTTCAGGCTCAGATTGCTGCGCTACAGGAAGAAGAGAAAACTTTGAAAAGCGATATCATCTCAGCCGGAGACGACGGGGACTTTATCGTTGGAAATTTGCAATTCAAAAGAACCAAGCCTCGAGCAAAGTTCGATAAAGAGGCGCTTTATCTTGAGTTTGAAATCTCAGCTGAGGACATTAAGCGTTTTACCAAGGACGTTGAGGGGATCGGATTTTATCGGGTCAGCAAAAAATAATGAGCATAGAATACGAAAAAAAAGAAGATATTAGTCGCGGCGAAACGAATAGATATAATAAATATATCGATAACTTCACGGTAAAATGCGATCAATGTGAAAATATTTTTACATCTAAATGTGAGTCATGGATTCCTGCACATGGAGAGCATCGCGATATATGCTCAATTATTAAGCGTCATTTATTTAGAAACTATAACTACAGACATCGCGAAGGAAAATTTATTTGTGGCGATTGTAATAAAAAAAATGAAGAAAAGTTCAGAAACACTTGGCATAGATTTTCAGATATACAGCCCAAAGTAGAAGGCGAATATATTATATGCGTAAAAAAGAAGAATAGCGAAGGTCTTTCTAAAAAGATATGCAGATACTATATCAAAGAAGGAAAGAAACCCTATTTTTTATTAAATGATAAAGTGACGAGAAAACCCGTGCTTTTCTGGAGACCACTTCCAAACGATCCAGAGAAAACGTTTCTTGGGGAAATATGACAGACAAACTAAAAGTAAACACACTCACTTCGTACTCAAACAAAGTCCAATGCCCGTGGTGCGACCACGAAGCTAAGATTAACAGCTTGCTAGAACAGGTAAGGCTTGATGCCGTGCGATGCAAGAAGTGCAAAAAGCCCTTCGAGATCTTTGTCGGTGTCGAGGTGGTAACGAATACAATCAAATTAGAAGAAGAGGATCTCGAATGGTAGAAAATGAGGAAGTGCTATATTGGGCTTACTTTCCAGCGATGATACAACAAT